GCTGTCAGGCTTTGAAGACATGCTGCGTAAGACGGTGGACACCCTGCCTACATTGATGGAGCGTATGGAGCGACTGCGTGGCATTACTCTCACGATTGATGATGCATATGACATTGCTCAGCGTGGTGTGGCTACCCGTTGGGACATGTTTGATGGGCAAACGAAGGGTGTGTTTGCAACACATACCACTGTGAACAATGTGCTGCAGCCACAGCGAGTGCAAGACAACATGATGGATGCGTTCACTGTGTTCAACCGCATTCAAGAGGGTGTTATCCGTGGCAATGCATTCGTCAAGAGCTTGAACGCCACACACCCTGAAGGGCACATGAGGAAGGCACGTAATGTGTCATCCATCAAGGAACATGTTCGTATCAATTCAGAACTGTGGGACATTGCTGACGCCATTGCTGCTTAACCATTACGACGGGTGCTCTTATGCTGTAGGTTGCATAAGAGTGCCACATCACAGTTTGTTTATGTTTCTAAGCGCATAAGGAAAATATGAATCAAGATAACGCAATTGGTATATTCATGGGACTCGCTATAGGTGATGCTTTAGGTGGACCGCTTGAGTTCACTGAGCCAAACACTGGCGACAAGCTAACCGAAATGATTGGCGGCGGTGTGCACAACCTAGGCATTGCTGAAACCACGGATGATACGGCAATGGCGATGGCAATTGCTGATGCCTACATAGCCTACAAACGCTTTGCACCTAGTGTGATTATGCAGAGCTTCAAGCGGTGGCGTAAAACAGGTGAGTTTGGCACTCGCAATTATTGCTTTGACGTTGGCACCACCACCTCCGAGGCTATGCTTGCAGCCACTAACAAGCGTCCCTATGGTGGCTCATCATCACTCATGACAGACGGCAATGGTGGCATCATGCGAATGGCTCCACACATATTGTTCAACCACAACAACAAAACTATGGCAATTGCTGAGGCTGTTGCTGGTGGCTTGCTCACTCACGGCACTGGTAAGTGTGTTAGATACAGCGCTGCACTAGCAGAAGAGTTGTTTGATGGTGCCACAATAGGCAATCAAAAGCTGTTTGACATGGGCATCAAAGAAGACAGCGGCACCGTGATGGGTTGCTATGCTTCGGCATGGGAATCCATTGCAGCCACATCATCCTTTGAAGACGCTCTCATCCACGCTGTCAACAAAGGCGGTGATGCTGACACCGTTGGTGCTGTTACAGGTATGATTGCTGGTCGTATCTATGGCTACAGCAGCATCCCTCAGCGTTGGCTTGATGTGTTGTACAGCCATGATGCCATCTATGCTGACGCCTTGACGCTTTATCGTCTTGGGAATGAATAACATGTTGCCACGTTATGTGATGAAGCAGGGTAGCACCTATCGCTACAACCCACCAGCAGCAGCCATTGCAGCCGGTGTGGCTGTGAGGCATGTGATGGGTGACAACTACACAGATGTTGTGGCACAGGCTGCAAAGCTTAATGCTGCGTATGATGATTGGAGAAGCGACAAGAAATACTTAGCCAACCTTACAACCAAAGCCACTGTTGCAGATTTAATCCGTGCCTATATTGCAACGGATTCATATGCTAAGTTGTCGCAAAAGAGCAGGAAAGACTATGTTTATTATTTAAACTTCTGGAAAGGAAGCAAACTAGGTAGCACCCCCATCATGTCTACAATGTTGTGTAACATCACAGCACCAATGTGTCAGCGCTTGTATGACGAACACGCCACTCACAGTGTATCGCTAGCGAACCATTGTGTATCTGTGTACAAGCTTGTGTTTAACTTTGCCATCAGGCTTGGATACATTACGTTTAATCCATTCTCTAAAATACTACGTAGACAAGACAAGCCCCGTCGTGTTGTGTGGAGCAAAGACGATTTGAAAGCGTTCATGGATGTGTCGTTTGCTACATTCAACAAGCGTAGCGTTGGTCTAATTGTTTACATGGCTTATGAATGGGGACAGCGTTTAGGTGACATGCGTAACTTGACATGGGACATGTACAATTTAGATACTGGTGTGCTTACATTAACACAAAGCAAGCGACGGGCTAGGGTGTCTCTGCCCACATCAAGCGATCTTCGTAGCATGCTTGCAGAGCAGCACAAAGACTATGGCTGGCAGCGTTACATGGCACCGTCGTCACAGGAAGACGGCAAGGGTGGCTTGTTACCTTACAGCTTAACCAACCTCAGCAGGGTGGCACAGACAATAATGAGTGAAGCAAACATACCTGCTGAGCTGCAATTAATGGACTTGCGGCGTACCGCAATTACAGAATTGGTGGAGGCTGGTGTACCTCTGCCAAACATCATGGCTTTGTCCGGGCATTCGACGCCACAAAGTTTGACACCGTATATGAAAGCTACTTTAAAAGGTAGTACACTTGCTCAATCAATGAGAGGAATGATATGATATCTTTGAAATGGAACGAAAATAAAGGAGAAGGTGTTGTTAAATATAGTAAAGTATTTATCGAATCTCACATGGTTGTGAAGCTTGACTTGCTGCAAGACTGTATTGCAGATTTACAAAAACAATATGAAGAACTTCTTAACGATCCTTATGAACAGGGGAACCGGACATGAGTACCACAGGAGGTCCAGCGTTTCCGAGCGCGGATTTTGAACACCACGAATACACAGGCATGACCCTGCGCGATTACTTTGCGGCAAAGGCGATGCAGTCATTGATATTGACTTATGCCCGAGAGATTGAAATCAATAGACCGGGCTTTGATGTCTGCCTGCGCGCCTATCAAATTGCTGACGAAATGCTGAAAGAGAGGGAACAGAAATGAACGACGAAATCAAAGACGACGACATCGAAGACCTGTACATGAATCCGTGGCTGGAGGCTGGCATTGCGGTGCTGATCACGCTAGTCTCTCTGGCTGCGTTTTGCTTTTGGTTGGGGTATCTGCTATGACCAAAAATGACATCATCAAGATGGCGAGATGGGCAGAAGCCAAACTAAAGGAGCGCAATGGATAACGTGGACATTGGCAAAATTGTCTTTGACATTTTTAAATGGGGTACTTCATGTTGACCCGCGAATTAGTTATTACACCTTGCTCGTTACAGGAGGTGCGAGCATTTGTCGAAACTCATCATTACAGTAAGTCAGTCAATGGTGTAAAAATAACAATATGTTACCGAGTCGACCATTTTGGTGTTTTAGTCGGTGCCGTTATTTACGGGCAGATGTCCACGACGGCATGGAAAAAATTTGGTCACTCGGAAGCGGAAGTTCTTGAACTTCGGCGGTTGGTTTTAGTTGACGAAGCACCTAAAAATTCAGAAAGTAAAGTAGTTGGATGGACATTAAGACACATCCGTAAAAAATTACCAAATGTAAACGTGGTTGTATCTTATGCTGACCCTTATCATGGTCATACGGGGGTTGTATACAGAGCATCAAATTTTGAGTATTTGGGCAAGAGTGCCTCTGACACAGGTTTCTACAATCCAATTACAAATAAAACATATCATTCTCGGGCACTCCGAACAAAATACAACGGTAACTACAAACCATTTGTCAATGAGTTACGGCGTCTGAAAGAACTGGGCATGCTTCAGCCTGTGGTTTTGCCGGGAAAGCATTGCTATGTTTACCAAATTAAAAGCACTTTGAAACACGTTACTAAACCAAAGGAGCGCAACACATGACAATCTGGCCCTTTCCCCTTGAGCTACCCAAGCCGATGCCAGCCAAGCCGGTACCATTCAACCCTAACAATCATGAGGATGCGCCGTGGTAAATGAAAACGACGAGTTTGAGCGCATCGAACGAGAGATTGAGCAGCGCAAAAAGCTTAATGTAAAAATACAATGGGCTACACCAGACATAGATAAACAAATTATGTTTATGGCACGGGTTAGTAATCCAGCCAATCAAACTAGCGACAACACACGCCTGCTTTACTACTGCATGGAAGAAGGACACGTTAGTCCTTTTGATATGGCAAACTTATGTCTTGAAATTAATACTACTCGTGACATTGGTCGTCAGATATTGCGACACAAGTCTTTTTATTTTCAAGAATTCTCTCAACGATATGCAACAACAGATGCTCTTGATCCTGCACCGTACAGAGAATGTCGCTTGCAAGATTTAAAAAATAGACAAAACTCTATTGAAAATAAAGACCTTCTTTTAAAA